GGTTTAGTACCCAAAGCATTGCTTGATGATCCTGATCAAATGATTGGCCCTGATGAGGAGATGTATTCAGAGTTGGTAGAGGCTCTAGTGGTCATTGCTAATGGAGAATCACTGTTAAAAGCAGAGGTTAGTCCATTCATGATGCAAGATAGACCTGTTGTAGCCTACCAAGCTGACATTGTTCCTAATCGTTTCTGGGGTCGTGGGACAGGTGAGAAGGGTTATAACATGCAAAAGGCTACGGATGCACAGATTCGTAGTCACGTTGACTCTTTAGGGCTTACAACAGCCCCTATGATGGCTATAGATGCTACGAGACTACCTCGTGGTGCTAAGTTTGAGGTACGTCCTGGTAAGACAATCCTTACCAATGGTGCTCCTAACGAGATTCTACAGCCTCTAAAGTTTGGTAATACTGATCCTGGTAACATCCAGACAGCACAATTGTTCGAAAAGATGCTTCTACAAGCTACAGGTACACTGGATTCAGCATCGTTACCTGGGCAAGTTGCTGGTGGAGACGCTGCCTCAGCAGGTTTAGCCATGGCTGTAGCCTCTTTGATTAAGAAAAACAAGAGAGCACTGACAAACTTCCAGGATGATTTCCTTATTCCTTTTGTAGAGAAGGCTGCATGGAGGTATATGCAGTTTGATCCTGAGCGTTATCCTGTCCAAGACTTTAAGTTTATACCTACAGGTACAATGGGTATGATGGCTAGGGAGTTTGAGCAGTCTCAGATCATTGCACTGATGTCTACATTAGGGCCAAACAGTCCTGTACTGCCTTTATTGCTGCAAAGTATTGTAGAAAACTCTTCGTTACCCAACAGAGAGATGATTATGCAGCAGTTGATGCAGATGTCACAGCCTGATCCAGCAGCACAGCAGGTTCAACAGCAGGCTGCACAGATCCAATTAGCGACAGCACAGGCTGATGTGCAGGAAAAGCAGGCTAGAGCACAGAAAGCTCAAGCAGAGGCTCAGAAAGCCATTGTAGAGGCTCAGTTGATGCCTGAGAAGCTAAAGGTTGATGTTGTTCAGGCAGCATCGACGAACATTGATGACCCTAACAGGGAGTTCGAACGTCGAGTAAAGATCGCTGAATTGATGTTAAAAGAAAAAGACATTGATTCAAAGGTCAATATCGTCAGAGAACAAACCCGTCAGGACGCAATGAACTGATTTAAGAAGTTAGCAATCTTTTGATGCTCTTCAGCAGTACCATCATTCTTAATGCGGTTAGCTCTCCAAGACATAATAACAACATTACCTTTGACATACCCTTTAGATGAGTCAATACGATCAAAACTAACTGAGTTTTCTTGTCTTTCTGATGCAAAGTAGTCTAGTTCGATACCTAGTACCGGACAATGTGTTGGAAAGACAATGTCGTTAAAGCTGATTGTCCACTCATGTTTGTAGTTAGAAGCCTTCTTACGTCTGAACTTCTCTCTTAATAGTTGATAAGAGTCTTGTTCTCGTATAGAGGCTTCTTCAGGGTAATGTCCCCACTTCCTTTTGTAGTTGTTTCTAAGAAGCTGTCGTCGTTGTGTTTGAGGACGTTGACTCTCATCCAACCTACCATTTAAGACTAACTTGCTAATAAGCTGATGTACTCGTTGTCTTGAAACATCACCGAGTTGTTTCTTAATTTGTTCGGTTGACTTTCCTTCAATCACTAAGTCATAAACAAGTTGTAAGCGTTCTTCAGCACTTAAGTCAGTCTTAGCAAAGTGTAATGATTTCATAGGCTCTCCTAAAACAATCATTGTACCACGCTTCACTGACTAAGTCAAGAGGCTTTACAGCAATAATTTAAGTGTGGTAAAATAACAACAATGGATATTAAATTACAAAGTTACTATGAATCTAGATTCGATATGGTCTCATCTAAGGGATGGAAAGATCTTATCGATGATGTAAAGAAGATGCACGAGTCTTATGCGGACATACGATCACTAGATTCAGAGAAAGTATTGTTTTTCAGAAAAGGTCAACTTGATATCCTAGATTGGCTCCTGACACTGAAAGAAGTATCAGAAAAAGTCTATGAGGATTTACAGAAAGATGATTTTATTTGATTTCAAATGCAGTGCTGGTCATGTCAGCGAACACTTAGTACACCGTACTACAGAAAAAGTTACATGTCCAGTATGTCATACCGATGCAGTTAAACAGTTAGCAGCACCACGAAGCAAACTAGAAGGCATCACAGGAGATTTCCCTGGTGCTTACGCTAAGTGGGAACGTAACCATAGACAAGCATTGGACGTAGCAAAGTCTAAGTCCTACTACGAGGGATAACTTAGATTCCTTTTAATTCCTAACAATTGGGTTTATCCCGACTAGGAGAAGCAGATGGCTGAATTTGTAGATTCTATTGATCAAGAAGAAGTACAGCAAGATGAATTTCAAGCTGAAGAAGTAAAGCAGCAACAACCTGAAGAGCAGCAAGCAGTGGCTCCAGAGATCCCTGACAAACTAAAGGGTAAATCGATGGACGATCTAATTAAGATGTACCAAGAGGCTGAAAAGCTCATTGGTCGTCAAGCTCAGGAGGTTGGTGAAGTTCGTAGGCTAGCTGATGAACTGATCAAGAGGCAAATCACTACCCCGCAAGCAGCAGCACCAGCCATTGAAGATGATGCTGATTTTTTTGCCGATCCTGTTAAGGCTGTAAATAAAGCAGTAGCAACGCATCCAGCAATACAGCAAGCTCAAGTAGCTGCTGCACAGGTGGCTCGTATACAGACTGCGAACAGGTTAGCCCAAACACATGCAGACTACACTCAAGTGATCGCTGATCCTGAGTTTGCTACTTGGGTTAATGAATCACCAGTACGTAAACGATTGTATATGCAGGCTGATCAACAGTTTGATTTTGATTCTGCTAATGAGTTGCTTAGTAACTTTAAAGCCTTGAAGAAGGTTCGTCAAGATACGGTTAAAGAAGCAGCAGCTCAAATGAAAGAAGAGAACTCTAAACAGTTACGAGCAGCTACAGTATCTACATCAAGCAGTACAGGTGAAACAAGCAATAAAATTTATCGTCGAGCAGATCTTATTCGGCTCCAACTTACAGACCCTGAGCGATATATGCAGATGCAGCCTGAGATTATGGAGGCATACGCTTCAGGAAGGGTTCGTTAAACTTAATTGAAAGGTACTTAAAATGGCTTCAGCAGCTTATCCTGGAGGTAGTTCCTCCATCGTTAACAAGACCAATGCGGATAAATTCATCCCTTAAAAATCTCGGGGATGTTACCGACCACTAACTTTGGAGATTTGGTCGGACGAGATTTAAGACAACAGATCTCGTAAAACTAGGTGAATTGCTGGAAACTTCTAAAGTCTCACAGTGCTTATTAGGCAAAAATCTGGAGAATGTACAATGGACAATCAGCAGCCAAGTATTTCTGCGTTTGAGTTTGGATGGTTTTGTGGTATCATTGATGGTGAAGGTTGTATAGGTTTATGGAGTCGTGGTGGTTCTAGAAAGGACGAGTTTAAACCAGGGCTTCGTGTAGCAAACACTAGTACACAAATCATACAATCATTCTGTACTGTCTTAGATAGATTAGATGTTGGTTACCACATAACACATTACAAACCTCGTAAAGAAACCCAAAAAGAGTATTGGAATATTTCCATAGAGGGTTTCAAGCGACTAAATAAGTTACTACCTGTTATTAAAGATTGTTTAGTTGAGAAGAAAGATCAAGCTACTTTAGTTCTAGAATGGATAGAATCTAGAAATAGTAAGTGGCACAGATCTCAATACTCAGCTAGGGAACTAGAGATACCTAAACTTGTATCTGCTTTAAATCACAGGGGCTTGCAGAAATAAAGGTTCAACGACTATCCGCAAGGAGTAGGAACTAAGTAGTTCCGAAGCGCCTAGCCCGTAGTAATACGGTGATGATATAGTCTGAACTTTAAGGAAACTTAAAGAGAGCATATGGAAACGATATGTTCGCAACATAGTTGGTTGCCTCTTACAAAAAAGCTCTTGTGATGGCTAACCTCATCAACAAGATGAGCATGAAAGGTAAGAAAGGCGATACGCTTCACATTCCAGTTCCCACCCGTGGCTCTGCTTTCGCTAAAGCAGCTAACACCGCTGTTACCATCCAAGCTGATGTAGAGACCGAAGTTCAGGTTCTCTTGAACAAGCACTTCGAATACAGCCGTTTCATCGAAGATATCGTTGAAGTTCAGGCTCTTTCGTCGCTTCGTCGCTTCTACACCGAAGATGCTGGTTACGCTCTTGCTCGTCAAGTAGATACCGACCTTATCCAACTCGGTCGTTCGGCTAACAACGGTGCTGGTACTGCAGCTTATGCTAACGCATACATCGGTGGTGATGGTAGCACTGCTTACACCAGCGGCTCGCCCAATGCTTCTGCATTGACCGATGCTGGTATCCGCCGTATCATCCAGCGTTTGGATGACAACGATGTACCGATGACTGATCGTTACCTTGTTGTTCCTCCTTCCAGCCGTAACACGTTGATGGGTATTGATCGCTTCACCGAGCAGGCTTTCGTTGGAGAGACCGCTGGTGGCAACACCATCCGTAACGGTCAGATCGGTGATGTCTACGGTGTTAAAGTGTTTGTTACACCTCAGTGCGATACCGCTACTGGTTCTGCACGTATTGCTCTCATGTTCCACAAAGATGCAGCAGTGCTTGCAGAGCA